GTTGTATGCCCAATCAAAAAATTCATCATGATTAAATGTATTACCATAACCAGCAGTTAATTTGTATGGAATATCGCAATAGATTACTGAGTTTTCTTTTATTTCTACTTTTTTATAATCAAGATTAGTTAGCTCAAGTTGCTGAAGTCGCTCAAGTTGCTGAAGTCGCTCAAGTCGCTGAAGTTGCTCAAGTTGCTGAAGTTGCTGAAGGTCAATTCTTTTATTAATTAATCTTTTTAAATATAATCTCTTTCCAGTAATTGTTAATTTATTAGGCCATCGATCAATTTTAAATGTTTTAATAAACCAATCATCAAAATTATCAAATATAACTGCTTGATGCATAGATCTTTTCTGAGATTCAATTTCTTTTCCAAAAAGATAAGAATCTCCATTATTACCAAAAGACCATATTATTTTTATATAAGCGTTTGATTCTTTCTCTCTATTAAATCTTTCACGTGTAATCCATTCTGGCTTATAAATATCATAATTATATTTTCCATCGATAGCATCTTTAATTAATTCACATATTCCTGAACGCAATTCATTGTAATGAAATTCTTTATAGGACTTCGATCTATGTTTTAACATAAAATGACTAACAGAAAATCCACCTCCAAATAGATCATAAAAATGATCAGCGTTTGGAAAGTATTTTGCTATTTTATCAATTATTTTAGATTTAGAACCTTGATAAGGAATACCATATTTAATATTTCTTCCTGGCTCTAAAATCATAGAGCTTCTCCACAGTGAGGACATGTCTTTACTTTTTTATTAGACTCTTCTTCACTATCATCATCGGGATTAAATTCTTTGTCGTTAAAATCTAAAGTGAAGTTCTTTAATCCGAGCATATCAATATTAAATTCTGGTCCTAAGTCTGGAATAACTGCACTGATACCGGTTAAATCAAGTTCAGCCCATAATGCCACTGCATTGTCGCTTGTAACAAAAGCATAGAATTGTTCATCACTATCAAAAGTTTGATATACGACTGGGAACTCTTTTATTCCTGCTCTTATGGCTGCAAGTTTTCTACCATGACCTGCGGCTATACAATCTCGTTCTTTATCGTAAATAATTGGATGACGAATACCTTGGTACTTATAGATCTCAGCAAGTCTTTCTATCTGATCACTACCATGCTTGTTAGGATTCTTTGCATAGTCTTTTAGGTCTTTAGGATTTACAAGAGAATCGAATTTACAATGGATCTCTATTTTACTCATTTAATTTACAACTCCATTTTACAAAATAAGCAATTATACTAGTATTTAAGCAATTAAACAATGCGCGTCAATACTTACTCAGGCTTATTATTATGTTTCGCAATTAAATCATCAAGACTATCCATGAGCTCGCGAAGAGCTATACGAGCGAAATCTTGGATCTTAAGCCTTGAATCAACTTCCTTAAGTTTCTTCTTAACTAAGAGCCATCTTTGTAACTCTAGATAGGTAAAACAAATATGAATTGGATGCTTAATTACTTCTCTCTCTATGAAAGCCGTATCAAGGGACTCGATTGATTTAATTGATTTTAAAGTTTTTAAATTTGTCATATAAATTATAAAAACAAATTAACTTGATTTTGTAAACAATAATTGAAAATATATATTTATTAAAGAGGTTTAAATGAAAATAGGAATCATCGGTATTGGTGTTGTTGGAGGATCTTTAGTTAAATGGCTTATCTCAAATACTAAGCATTCAATTGCTCGTTGGGATCCTTATAAAGGTTTTACAGAAGATCTATCTGGATCAGAGGCGATATTTATTTGTATTCCTGTTAAACCTAATGAAACCGGACAAGCTGTTTCAGAACTTGAATCTACTGTAAAGTTCGCAAAACAATTTACAAATAAAGTATTCATTAGATCAACTGTACTACCAGGAACAAATGACTTACTTGAAACAATCTCTTGCCCTGAGTTCTTAACGGCTCGAGTAGCTGACAAGGAAATGGAAAGGATTCCAATTCTTGTTGGTGAATGTAATCCTTTTTTAATATCTGAGATATTTCCTAAAAAAGAAATAACGATGGTTAAGAATAAAGAGGCCGAATTAGCTAAGTTTGCCCATAACTGTTTTGGCGCTATGAAAGTAACCTTCTTTAATATGATCTATAATATTTCAAAAGATTTAGAGATTGATTATGAGAAAGTTCTAGGTGGAATTTTAATGTCAGGTTTTATAAATAAACCTCACACACAAGTACCAGGACCAGACGGAAAATGTGGATATGGAGGAGCTTGCTTTCCTGAAAATATGGAAGCATTAGGTAATTATTTTGAAAGTAAAGGATTCGATGAATATTCAGAATTGTTTAAATCAGTAATAGAATTAAATAGAACTAATAGAGAAATGTATTAAATGAAAATCCTTTATAAAAAGGATACTAAAGCGTACTGCAAGCATTGTATGGACTATGTATTTCAATTTAATAAAGATATTTATAGTGGTGACAAAATTTCTGCCACACAGATATATCAAAATGAGGGACAAGCTCCATGGAGAAATGGGGAACAAATGATATGTAGAAAATGTAAAAAGAATTTTAATGAGAGTTCATTGATTTTTGATCAACCAATTTGTTATGTAACTGCAGATATCAAAGAAAGTGATATTGTGAGCATCGATGTACAGGCTTTAAATAAAAACATTACTCAACTTATTTCCAAAACGAGACTGGATCAATGAAAATTCTAGTAACTGGTTGTTTTGGATTTATTGCCTCTAACTTAATTCCATTCCTTTTAAATAAAGGGAACATCGAAGTCATAGGCATAGACAACCTACTTAATCCTTCGATTGATCCAAGCTCTAGAATTAAATCAAATTGTAATCCAGGATCATGGGAAAGATTTAGATTCTGGAACGCTGATATAAGAGACTTACAAAATATTTACTCAATTCTTATTAATGAAAAACCTGACTATGTGATTCATTTAGCAGCTCTTGGTTCTGTTCCAAGGTCTTGGGATCAACCAGGGATTGTCACAGATATAAACGAGCGTGGGTTTATTAATATGCTTCAAGCCTCAACAGCAACTAATGTAAAGAGATTCGTATTTGCATCTTCAAGTTCTGTTTACGGTCCTACAGATAAGAATATTAAATGGGAAGGTTCCCAATTATTCCCCGCAAGTCCCTATGCTCTAACTAAAGTAAACAATGAACGTTTCTGTGATCTATGGTGTGGAAATATGGGAATGGAATGGATGGCATTAAGATTCTTTAATGTCTATGGTCCAGGACAGAGATTTGATTCTAATTACTCAGCAGTAATACCAAAGTTTATTCGAGAAGATAAAATAAGTATTAATGGTGATGGTCTTACGATTAGAGACTTCACCTATGTTAGTGATGTTTGTTATTATTTATTTCAAAGTCTTATATCTAAAAATCATGGTATTGCTGTAAATATTGGATCAGGATTCGGGACAAATTTAAATAAACTCGCTGAGATTATATCTGATAGATACAAAAAAGAAATAATTTACAGAGATCCACGACCTAATGATGCAAAGATATCAATCGCAGATACGGCAAGACTCTTTGAAACATTAGGAGAAATTAAACTAACCTCAATAGAAACAGGCCTATCTAAAACTATGGACTATTACGATTCTCTATGAGTAAAGGAAGAACTAAGACTTCATTTAAACGTGGAGAAAATGGTTATCAAAAAACCGTACCGAAAGACTTACAAGAGGCACGTAAACTTACTAAAGTAGAAATTGAGTTAATATTAAATAAATATCTTCACATGCCAATCGGTGAGTTGATGGCTCAAGTTAAAGATCCAATGAAGCCAACTCTTGAAGTCTTAGTAATGTCCGTTCTAATTACTGCGATTAAAAAAGGTGATCACGACAAATTAAATTTTGTTTTTGATAGATTAGTTGGTAAAGTTAAAGATAATGTTGACCATACAATTAAATTATCGTTTCATGAGCAGTGTGTCGATTTTATCGAATCAATCGAAGCAAAATACGACCGAATCGAATAGAGAGGAGAGATTACAATGCCAAAGAAAACAAAAGCTACAAAAACAAAACCAGTTAAGAAAATGGCTAAGAAAAAAATGGCCACTGATAAAATGCCTTGTAAGGAAATGTCTAAAAAGAAGTAATCTAAAGAAGGCTGGCTCTTTAGCGTTCCATTCCGTTGAGGAGTCGGCCTTGATATGAATGACCGAATAAAAAAACTATTAGTAAGTAAGTCTTGGCGTTTAAAAAATCTCTATAAAATAGTTGATAAGCATGGAAAAAAAGTAAACTTCACGCCTAACTCAGTTCAAAAATTAATTAATCTAGAAACTGCAAATAGAAAAATAATACTTAAGGCTCGTCAATTCGGAGTATCTACAAACGAACTAATTAAGATGCTCGACTTCGTTTGCTTTAAACGAAATATGACTGCTTGTATAATAGCACATGAGAACGATGCCATAGCAAAGTTATTTCGAATAGTTCGTCACGCCTATGAAAATATGCCAGATGATATTAAACCAGAACCATCTAAGGGAGGCGGATCAATATATGAACTCTACTTTCCTAAAATTAATTCACGGATTTACTGTGATCTAGAGTCTCGTGGTAATACTAATCAGTGGCTTCACGTATCAGAAGCAGCATTCATGAAAGACTCATCTAAACTTAAATCCACTCTTCAATCAGTACCATTAGGAGAAGGAATAGTAACAATAGAGACAACTCCGAACGGATTAGGGAACTATTTCTATGATCTTTGGAATGATAAAGATTCTACTTATAAAAACCTTTTTTATCCTTGGTATGTATTCCCATCTTATCGTTTATCTACGAAAGAAAATATAATTATTACAGAAGAAGAGATTATTTTAAAAGAAAAGGCTAAAAGACTATTTAATATAGACATAGATAATGAACAAATTGCATTTAGAAGGTTTAAAAAATCAGAATTAAAGCCATCAAGCCATGACAAGACTAGAGTAACATTCGAGCAAGAATATCCAGAGGATGAAGAGACTTGTTTCTTAGCAAGTGGTCAGAGGGTTGTTGATCCAATGACAATTCTAGATCAAAGGCAAATGGCAAAGAAGCCAATACTAGAAAAGGATGGTTTTGTTATTTATGATAAACCTGATAAAAATAAAATCTATGTCTGTGGTGCTGACGTTTCAGAAGGTATATCAAAAGACTTTTCAAGTGGCGTATTGATGGAACTTCGTACAAGAGAAGTTGTTGCAACTATTCGGGGAAAATATAAACCAGAACATTTCGCAGATAAACTTGCATATTTATGCATGCAGTATGTAGCTCCAGGAAAACCTCCTCCAGAGCTAGCTGTTGAAAGAAATAATCATGGTCATACTGTACTTTTTCGACTCTATGATCATTGTAAGTACAGAAACATCTATCTTGATAAAGATGATGAGCGCCCAGGATGGAAAACAACTGCTATTAGTAGACCGATTATGATCGATGAGTTCATAGATGCTTTTGAAAATAAAATTATAAAAGTAAATGACGAAATAATATTAAATGAAGTTCAAACTTTAGTTGATAACAACGGGAAGATTGAGGCTGCCTCTGGCAAGAATGATGATACAATCATCGCCTGTTCAATAGCATTGCAATTATGCAAAAAATCAAGCATCATTGATTTGTACGATGACATTGAATCTAAAATAATTATATAGATAAACAAAATATATTTATACGTGAGGACTAATGGCTGAAGAATTAAATAAACCTTTTGAACCAACAAGTTCTCAATCAGAAAATTTAATTTCAGAAGCTTATTTTGGTCTAGCAGAAGAGACTTATTTTAAATCACCATTAGTACAAAATTCTTATAGAGCACCTTATAATCCCGATGATCTATGGCAAAAAACAGGTGATTACACTATCTATGAAGAAATGCTACAAGATGATCAAGTATCAATTTGCTCAAAACTTAAGAAAGATCTTATTCTAGGTAGTGGTTTTGATATTGTTCCAGACGGTGATGAAGATCAAGAAGACATCATTGAATTCTTACATAAGTCATTTTCTCAAGAAATGGACTCAATATTTGTAAATAGACTAGAGGAAATGCTTCAATGCTATGACTTTGGCTTTTCTTTAACTGAAAAGATTTTTAAAAAACTTCCTAACGGATTTATTTCTCTAAGAGAATTAAAGACAAGACATCCAAACTCATGGTTACTTTATCAAGATGATTTCGGCAATGTAACAAAGTTTGAACAGTCCACAGTTAAAGGAAATATCGACGTATCTTCTCAAAAACTAATCCACATGATAGCAAACGAGAAGTTTCAAAACCCTTACGGGACCTCTGATCTTCGAGCTTGTTACAATGCTTATTTTGCTAAAAGACAAGTGATTCGATACTATGCAATATTTATGGAAAAATCTGCTTCCCCAATTCCAGTTGCACGATATGATAAGAATGCGCCTCAGTCTGCTGTCGATAAAATCTTTAATATTATAAAAAGATTTCAAACAAAAACGGCGATCGCCATACCTAAAGAAATAGAGCTAGAATTCCTAGAGTCCAAGAGTGCAGGCGAGGCCTATTCAAAGGCAATCAATATTTTCAATATGTTTATTGGAAGAGCATTATTTGTTCCTGATCTTTTAGGTTTAACTGGAAGTGAAACTGGAGGAGGATCGTTTTCTCTAGGAAAAGAACAGATAAAAATATTCTTTATGCACATTAATAGAAGACGTAATTATCTAGAGCAGATAGTACAAAAACATTTTATCGAACCAATTGTTAAATATAACTTTGGTGAATTAGAATACTATCCTTGTTTTAAATTCAAACCTCTTGATGACATGGAAGCTGTAGAATTGGCTAAAGTATGGTTAGATGCTCTTAAATCAAAAGTATTTAAACCTAGCGAAGAAGAAGTAAATTATTTTAGATCTCTTTGTAAATTCCCTGAGGGCGAAGTTGAGTTCCAAGAACCAGCTCCACAAGTTATTCCTGGTCAACCAATTCAAGCAAAAGAAATGCCTGAAATGGATGACATGGAAGATATGGACGAAAAAGAAACTGAAATGGAAATGGATAAAAAGGAATTTGGGAAAGTCTATAATCTTCCTAAAGGTGATTATTATAAAAAAGTAGATTTTAAAGCCATGGAAGCCAAACTTGATGACTATGATAAAAGCGTAGTTAAAGAGGCCCAACCTGTTATTAATAAAATCTATAATGATATTTATGATCAAATAGCTAAGAAGAAAATCTTAGACAAAAAAGATATTACCAAAGTCGAGACTATAAAAGTTAAGTACCTAAAAGAATTAAAAACAATACTTAAGTCTAGCTTCATGGGTATTTATAAAGATGGTCAAACTCAAGCTCAAAGCGAATTATTTAAAGCTAATTTTAGACAACCTACAACTTCGGAAGAGTTCTTAAAAGTCTTAGAAGACGAGACTTTTGCTTATATTGGAGATTGGGAATACAATGTCACTAAAGCTGTTAGAAACCAGTTAACAATAGCTATTAAAGAAGGAAAACCTTTATCTGTTGTAATGGATATTTTAGACGACGAAGGAAAAAAACTAAGTGAGCAAAGTTTAGAGAGATATGCTAGAACTAAACACACAGAAGTAATGAATAGAGGTCGCCTAGAGTTCTTTGAATCAAGTGATGTTGTTTCGGCTTATCAATACTCTGCAATTTTAGATGATAGAACTTCTGAGATTTGTCGTGGTTTACACGGTAAGATATTTAAAGCAGGAACAGAGCCAGTGCCTAGCCTCCACTTTAATGCATTATTAGAAGGCTCATTAATATCAACGAAAAATGGTTATCAACAAATAGAAAAAATTAAAATTGGAGATGAAGTTTTAACTCATAAAAATAGATACCAAAAAGTTTATGATACTATGTCAAAATTTGAAGATAAGGAATACTATGAAATAGAATTAGATAATGGACAAAAAATAAATATAACAGGCGAACATCCAATATTAACATTTAGAGGTTGGATTAGAGCAGATCATTTAATGATTTCAGATGATATTATTTGTTTTGAGGACATTTCTAATGAAGTTCAAATTTAAATACCTTTTATCTATTCTTAATGTTTTAAAGCCTTTTTTTAAAAGAAATTTATCTCTTATTTTTGATCGTTTTTTCTTTTCTAAACCCCACTTTCCAGTGCTATCTATTTCTAAACAAACATTAAAATCAATTAGAAAAAAATCTATTACATATCTTTCAATTGGAAATTGGAAAATATATCTAACATTTAATTCATCCAAATATTTCATTGTTAATAATTCTTGTGGATATGGATTTTCAGAAAAATATTTAGCAACAGACTTGCTCATCTTATTTCTAATTGATCGCTTAAAAACAGGATTTTTTAATTTCATTCTTTCACTATGCATTTTTGCAAAAGAAGAATTTTCTTTTCTTAAACCAAAAGCCCAGTGGTTTTCTCCTGAAACCTTTCCTGATTCTTGTACAATCTTTCTAGCTTCCTTTGGATTGCGCAATTTTAAACCTAGTTTTTTTGCTTGTCTTTGGAAAGTATCACGAGAAACTCCACATCTATTGCTTAGCTCTAAAATAGTAATTCTATCTTTTAAATGTAAAAGATTAATTACATTAGCAAAAGACATATTAAAATATTTTTCTATTTTATCTAATCCTGGATTCATCCTAACCTCATTTATATTGTCGGAGAATGTATGTCAAGAATAAAATCTATAATTAAAAAAACAATTAAAGATGAAAAACTATATAATTTAGCAGTAGAAATTGATGAGTCTTATGTAGCTAACGATATAGTTGTACACAATTGTCGATCAACTCTTATTCCTATTACTAAATATGAAGAATATGAACCGGATACTCACGTGGGAAAGACACCAATTCAAGAATTTATTGAAAAGAATATAGGTAAAGGTTTTGCAACAAAATAAATTATTTAAGAGGAGTGAAAAATGTCAATAACAACAAGAGAAGCGGTAACATACACGCTTTATTCTACGTCAGCAGCTCTTACGGCGGGATTTACAAGTACATCGTTTAATAAAGATTTTATGAGTAGCTATGCTGTCTTAGCAAAAATTACAATTAATACAACGACAAGCTCTGTGGTTATGGCTTTAGAAGCCTCTATCGATGGAACTAATTATAAAGGTATCGACGGATCAACGACTACGGTGAGTTCAACTGGCTTGACTATGTGGGAATATAGATGGCCTGCACATAATTATGTTAGAATGTTTTGTACTGCAACGACAGCTAATTTCAACGCTACTGTTACGGCAAGAAGTGTGGAGTTATAATTATGGGTGAGTTTATTAAACTTCCAGCAGAATCAACTTTAATAAGAGTAGATCAATTCTCAAGTTCTGGTACTTGGACAAAGCCTTCGTGGGCAAGAACAGTTCAAGTCATTGGAGTTGGAGGAGGTGGTGGTGGGGGGTCTGGTAAAAAAGGTATCTCTGGTAGTACGCGGTATGGGGGTATAGGAGGCGGCGGTGGAGGTTCTGGATCTATCATTCTTGATTGTTCGACTATAACCTCCACAGTAACAGTAACCATTGGCGCTGGAGGAAGTGGAGCTGCTTCTCAGACAACAAACAATACAAATGGTTCTGCAGGAACCGCTGGTGGAGATACATCTTTTGGGACGTATGCTACATTTTATGGGGGTCTTGGGGGTCATGGAGGGACAAACTCAGTGGATGGGACTGTTACAGCTAGACCAGGGTCTTCTCCTGCGAATGTTCCCAATTTATCGACAGTTGCGCCAGTTAAAGCTTCTGGGGTATATTCTCAGCCAGGCGGAACAGGTGGAGGGGTATCTACCTCTAACGTGGGATTGGCGGGAGCTAGCGGAGGAGATTCTCTTTATGCTCTTGGCGGAGCTGGAGGAGCTATAAGCACTGGAGGCTCTATAGGTACATCTGTGGGAACTATCATAGGAGAGAATATCTTTGGTGGTGGCGGAGGCGGTGGTGGTGGATCAAACACTACTGACGCCGGCGCGGGCGCTAATGGTGGTAATTATGGAGCTGGAGGAGGTGGCGGTGGAGGATCTACTGACTCTGTAGGAAACTCTGGAGCAGGAGGAAATGGAGCCGATGGATACTTAGTTGTAGTATCTTTTGCATAAATAAGGGGATTTTATGAATAAATATGCAATGATTAATAGAGAAACAAATATAGTTGAAAATAAAATAGTATGGGATGGAATTTCTAAATATGAATGTCATCATGGATGTTATTTAGTACAATTAGAAGAATCTGATTTTGTTGATATTGGTTATTTATATGATCCAGTATTAAAAACATATACAAATTTAAAACCCGAGGAGGTAACTTAATATGCCACAAACATATTCTATTCCAGGCGTTGAGATATTTTCTTGTGGTACTTGGAACGGTGATGAATATACAATTGATGATCTTCAAGAGATGGTAACAGCGTTTAATGAAACACAAAAAGGTGTTAGACCTTATATTAAACTTGGTCATGATGAGAAGCAAAATCTGTTACAAGAAGATGGTCTTCCTGCTGCTGGTTGGATCGAGAAACTTTACATCAAAGGTGATAAGTTAGTTGCAGATATCGCAGACATTCCAAAGAAGATTTATGATCTAATTAAAACTAAAGCTTACAGAAAAGTATCATGTGAAATTTACTGGAATCTAAAAATTGGAGAAAAACTTTATAAAAGATTCCTCGGAGCAGTCGCTTTACTTGGTACAGATATGCCAGGTTGTATGAATCTTTCAGATATACTAGGTCAATATAAAGCTCTTACAACTGAGTTACCAAAAATATATTCAAATTGTGAAAAATTTAATTTTGAAATTAAACAAGAACAGATTACTATAAAGAAAGATGAGGGTGAAAATATGCCAACAGAAAAAGAACTACAGTTAGAAGCAGAATTAAAAACTTTTAAATCTAAGGCCGAAGCAAGTGAACAAGAGCTTGCAAAAGCAAAACAAGAGTCCGAAGAGTTAAAAAAGTTTAAAGCAGATGCAGAGATTGCTACAGCAAAAGCTTTAAAAGAAGCACAAGAAGCAAAGGATCAAGCTTTTATCACAGAGCTTGAGAAAGAAAATCTTTGTACTCCAGCAATGAAGCCTTTCGTATCTTCTTTAATTGGAGAAGAGAAAAAAGAATATTCTGTAAAAGTAGGAACAGAAGAAAAGAAATTAACTAAACAAGAATTACTTAAAGAAACTTTAAAACTCTTTAAAGCCATTGATCAAGTTAACTTAGATGAGAGTTCTCGATCGGGTAATAAAGACAATAAAGAATCTAAAGAGCAAGAAGAGAAAATTGCAAAATACATGGCTGAGAATAAATGTACATATTCAAAAGCCGTTAAAGCAGTTTTAGCTTCTAAATAATAAACATAAAAGGAAAGGAGAAAGAATATGAGTCATATAGCTCCAATTTCAATGAAAGTTCAAACTACTCTTTCCGCTTATCGTATTGTCACATATTTAACTGGTACAGCGAATACAGTAAAACTTCCAGCATCTGCAGGAGAATTGCCCCTTGGTATTACAACCGACACGGTTTTAGATACTACAGCGTCAATCCCTGTTGCTATCGCAGGAATTCAAAAACTGTATTTCAATGATACCGTTACAAGTGGCTCTTACGTTGCAGCGGACTCGTCTGGTCGAGGTGTTCCTCATACAGACGTAACAGCAGGTTCATTCGTTATCGGTGTTCTTGTTGGTCCTACGATTGCAGCCACTGGAACAATCGCAGATGTTTTAATTAACCCACACTTTAAATCTATTCCGTAATTAACGGAGAAATGAAAGGAGTAATACCATGCCATTAAAGTCAAAATTACACGTGAATCAATTACTCTCGAATGTATCCGTTCAGTATAAGAATACGGAATATATTTGGGACAAAGTTTTTCCTCAAGTTCCTGTCATGAAAGACACTGATCTTTATCGTGTCTATGATAGAAACTTTCGAATTCCAGAAACTAAGAGAGCAGCAAAAGGCGTTGCGCGAGAGTTTCAATTCGAAGTAAGCACATCTTCTTATGCTTTAGAGCAACACGCTTTAAAAGAATACGTTGGTGTTGATGAGATCGATAATTACGACCAAGGATCTTTAGAAGTAGATACAACTGAAAATCTCACGGATGCGATTTACAGACGTATTGAAGACACTGTTGCAAAATTGTTTACAACAACAAACTGGAGCTTAAACGTATCTCTTGCGGCAACTGCTGCATGGTCGTTAAACACTATCACTAGTGATCCGGTTCCTGTTGTAGATACTGCGGCCTCAACAATCATTGCAAATTCTGGAAAAACTCCGAATTTCATGATCCTTCCTAGAAACGGATTTATTGCAGTTAAAAATCACGTAAGTGTTCTTGATCGAGTTAAATACACGTCTAGTGAGTTGTCAGAGTCTATGGTTGCAGCACTATTCTCAGTTCCTGAGTTGTTAGTTCCAACAGCAGTTAAAGACACAGCAGACGAAGGCGTTGCAGCGTCAATCACTAACTTCTTTGGTAACATGGCATTTCTAGGATGGAAGCCAGGCAGTGCAGGTCTTAAAACACCTAGTTGCGGATATACTTTTATCAAAAATACACCTCGTGTTAGGTCTTGGTTTGATAACGAGCGCAATGCTACAGCAATTGAAGTTGAAGTAAAATTTCAACCAAAAGTTGTTGCATCATTGACAGGATATTTAATAAACGGCACAGTTTAATTAAAGCCATTGGAATTTGTTTTGCCTCTCTATGGCTTTAACTTAGTCATAGAGAGGCTTTTTATTTTAAAATAACTGGCTTAAAAGGAGTGTCATGTCTGAAACTACAGAAAATCTTTTTGATTCAGTTACTGAGAATAAGTCAAAGAATCAAAGAAAAAATACAGAAGATAAGAGTAATGAACTAGATGAAATGAAAAAAAAGCTAGCTCGTCTTGAGAAAATGCTAGAAGAAAAAATTGAGAACGAACGCGGAAACCCAGCTAATGAATGGGCGAAAAAACTAGCACAAGAAAAAGCAAATAGAAAAGCAAAGCCTGTAAAGACTTTATTTACTTCTAAAGATGGTAAGGTTTTAAAAGTCGATGTTAAGCCGAACGGTCAATATACTTCTTATGTTGGAAATGCTGTAAAAAATAAAAACGAATTAAAACCTTTAATTGATAATTGGATTAAAGAAGGAATATGGGTTAACGAATACGAATTAGAATCTAAAATATCTGAAATAATGAAATCTTTCTAATAAAAAGAGAGGTGTAAAATCGGAACCTACGCAACTACGACAAGCTTACAAACTTTAATGATCGGTACCGATTTTGATACTGCTACAACAGCTCTTTGCTCTAAAATGATCACTCATGCAGAAAATGAAGTAAATAAATACTTATCTAAGAGATATGATATATCGTCTTTTACTTCTTCTGTACCTCCGCTTGTTACTTCTCTCACAGAAACTCTTACTGAGGGTTATACTTATCAAAGAATGAGTCGAGGTAATAAAGAGTGGAGAGATAGAGGTCTAGAGCTTGTTAATATGGCTTTAGAAAATCTAAAGCTTATCTCAGAATACAAATTAGACTTAGTTGATTCTTCTGGAAATGTTCTAACCGATATGAGCAACACGGCTTTTCGATGTTTATCAAGCACTGATTCTTATGCTAATACTTTCAATGAAGACAGTGAACTCAATTGGAAAATTGATTCAACAAAGCTTGATGACATAGAAAGTGAGCGTAGTTAATGGCTACAGAGGTCACTTTTGAAAATAAAGAAGTATTAGATTTTTTAAAGAATATTGATAAGAAGCTTAAAAATATTGAAGACGGAGAGAGAAAGTACACTACTCTTTTATCCTCTATTGTTTATAAAGACATTAATGAACACTTTGAGAAAGAAGAAGGTTCAGATGGTAAGTGGGAACAATGGTCTTTATATTACGCAATGAAAATGCAGAAATTAGGAAAAAGTGGAAATAAAATTCTCCAAGATACAGGAAGACTTAGAAATTCATTTAAACCAATGAATGTTAAAAGAACTAATGAGGGCTTCTTGTGGTTCAACAATGCAAAAACTAAATCTGGCTTTCCTTATGCCTTTGCACACAACGAAGGTGGTGGAAACCTTCCAAGGCGTGATTTTATGTGGTTATCTAATGAAGCTCAAGAAATGGTTAGTGTAGAAACATTGCAATTTATGATTGAGATGGGTGTTTAATGGCTATCAGAGTAGATCTTAATAATATAAAATCAGAGTTAAGATCACTTTTTAATTCAGCCAATACAACAACTGGAAGTCCGATAGATCTATCATCTAGCCTTACAAAGAGAGTTCAAAAAGTATTATCAGTACACCCAGAGTTTATTCCAATTCAAGCTTCTCACTATCCATGCGTTACTTGCTATATATCTAATAAATCAACTCCATCAGAAGATATTGCAAAGGATCAATTAAGCTCTAAACGTCGTTGTAATATTTCAATTGATGTTGTGGGTGCAGTATTTAATCAAAACATTTTAGATATAACTAAAGACCCAGCAGATGAAGATATAAATTATTTAATGGAAAATATTGAATTAATACTTAGATCTAGTCCTAACTTAAATGGATCAGTACTGTGGCAAAAACCTACATCATGTGATTATTATTCTACAGTTTTAAATTCACAGGTTCATTTAAGAGTTGGTATTTTAAAACTAGAAGCAACTATATTCTATTAAGAAAGGATGATCATGACAGAGGATCAAATTAGAGCTCAATCTAATGCAGCTTTAAAACAATGGGGTGAGCAATGGGAAAAACACTGTAAGATTCATTCTAAAGATAAAGATGTAAAAAATAATTTAATCGATCTTGAGTCAAGCGGTATTGGAAAAGCTGTTCTTCTGGTTGCTAATGGTTACTCTTTAGAAGAGAACATGGATAAGATTAAAGATAATCAAGAAACGTGTGATATTATTTGTTGTGATAAGTCTTTGGGTCATTTACTTAGAAACGAAGTATACCCTAAATATTGTCTCGTCTGTGATGCAAATGTTAACTTTGAAAAATATTTAAAACCTTATTTAGATAAACTTGATAAAACAATTTTACTTATTAACGTATGCGCAAACCCTGAATGGTCACAAGTTGTAAATTGGAAGTCAAAATACTTCTTTGTAAATAAAGATATTATAAAGAGTGAAATTAATTTCTCAAAAATATCTGGTTGTAATAACTTTATTCCTGCTGGAACAAATGTCTCAAATGCTATGATGATCATGCTCACCCAGTCAGATAATAACGGTAAGAGAAACTTCTTTGGATACGATAAGTTCTTGCTTATTGGATATGACTACTCATGGCACGTTAATGGAAATTATTATGCCTATGACAAAGATGGTAATGGTAAGGCTGATTATATGAAGCATATTTATTGTTTAAATATGAATGGGGATTTTGCCTATACGTCAGGAAATTTATATTTCTCTTCTCGGTGGCTTGAGAAGTATTTATCTGTCTATAAGTTCCCAGTAATCAATTGCTCTAAAAAGACCATACTTAATCAAACAAAATTTGGTGATTTAAATGAGCAAATGAAATACAATTTTAAACAAGAAGACTCAAGTCGTGTTAAAAATATGATTGAGGAATTAAAAAGAATTATTAAAATTAAAACAGATATTGATCATGAGCTTAAGAATATAGAAAAAGAACATTTTCATTCTGTGTTATCTAGTATCTAAACTATAGGAGGGTTTATGAGTGTAGGGCAAGGATCGTTAGTAGGTAATCTCTCCTACTTGGCAGTAGGTAGAGAGATAACATTTGGTACATACGCAAGCTGTACAGCGGGTATTAACTTCTTATCAGCATCTTTTAAAACAACAAAAGAAGTAAAGATATTAGAAGAAGTTCAAACATCTAGAACAAATTCAAATTCAATTTCTTTAGGGAAAACAATAGAGGGTGAGTGTGAGTTTTATTTCTCTCCAATTAATAGTGCTTGTAATTACATTGTTCATAATGCTTTCGGTGGAGGAACGGTTAGTACAGCGACAGCTACCGGTGAAACTATTGGTGGCGCTGGATTTACTCATACAGTCTCTATTAATAATTTTCTTACAACCTACTCGTCACTCAGCTTCAATATGCGAAAGGGACAAGCGACAGATGGTAAGATCTTTGAGTACTCGGGTTTCAGGGTAAACGAACTTACTTTTACAGCAGAGATTGACGAGGCTTTGAAATGCTCAGCCTCTCTTGTTGGAAAAGACTCAACTATTACTGCTAATGATGTATCAAGCGCTTTGACAACCCTTACTCAAGCTCCTCTTAGTTTTGTAAACGGACGTTTTTCTGTTGAAACATCAACAGGGGCTTTAACGACAACTAGTTTTTGGCATGTTCAGAGTTTTGAATTTAAGTTATCTAATAATTTAAATAGCGACTCAGGAGCACGTCGAATAGGTAGTGATACTCTACAAATATTACCTGCTGGAATGGCAACATTTGATTTAAAAGCCACAATTCGTTTTGATACAACAACAGCTTTTGATGCTATGATTTCAGGAACACGTCTTGCTGCTGAGTTTGAATTCTTAGGCAATACAATGAGTACATCTGCTGTTAGAGAGGGTATTAAGTTAACTATGCCCTTTGTTTTAGTTAGTGATGCCGGTGATCCAGAAATCGGAGGTCCTAATGAAATGCTTACAAGTGAGGTTACTTTCAAGATTCTTCGTGATCCAACATCAAGTGGATATGCTGTTAAGGCTTTAATAACTAACAACACATCAACTTACGCTTAAGGAATTTAATGTTTAGTTTTTTTAAAAGTAAGAAATTAGAATCAATTCTAGACGCCACGAAAAAAATAAAGATCGATGGCGTCACTTTTACTATTAAGAAAATAAATGTTTTAAATTACATTGAAGGATCAAAGATCATCCAACAATGTTATGAAGTCTATAAATCAGGTAAAAATAATAATATTCAAGATTCAGTAAGTGAGAAGAAGATTAAAGAATTCTTCTCTAGTTTATTTGTAGCATCTGTTGTTAATCCCAAATTAAGCTTCAAAGAAAATGATGATGGAATATTTGTTGAAAAGCTATTTGTAGATTGGGACATGTGCATGAAACTCTATGAAGAGATCATGCTTTTTACTTACGGTAAAAAAAAAACGATATTAAATACCTATCTAGAGAAAAACTTGTAGAGATAGATATTATTTCTAGACGCTATTCAGTTCTCCCAAGTTCTATTTTAGAAAAAAATATTTCTGATTTTACATTTGATTTATTAGTTGCAAGCGTAGGCATTGAGTCCGAAAATAAAGCAAGTAAGAAGGCGGTTCCTCGTGGCAAATAAAGAAGCAAGTTTACTGATAAGAATTAAAGAAGTTGGTTCCGATGCGTTAGATAAAATTGGAATTAAGTTTGAGGATGTAAAGAAAATTGCCTTAGGTGCCTTTGGACTTATTAGTGCTGCAATTACAAAGGGTATATCAGAATTTAGAGAAACCGAAGAGGCTACAAATTCCCTAACTCGTTCAATGATCAATAACGGAGTTTACTCAAAACAACTTCGTGATCAATATATAGATCAGGCCAATGCACTTGCTGATGTAAGTAAATTTGAAGGTGATCAAATCATCGCAGCTCAGGCCTCATTACAACAGCAAATTGGAAATATAAAAATAACTAAAGAATTAACAAAAGCTATTCTAGATTTTGCTACAGCTCAAAAGATGGATGTCGCATCCGCTGCTGAGATAGTAGGTAGGTCAATTGGAACTAGCACGAATGCTCTTGGAAGATACGGAATTGAAGTAAATAGTGCAGCAACTGAATCTCAAAAACTAACTCAAGTTATTACAGGTCTTAATAATAAATTCGGTGGTCAAGCAGAAGAAGCAACTAAAGGTCTTGGCTCTATACAGATGCTTCATAAATCATTCATTGATTTACTTGAAACATTAGGTGGACAAGTTGCACCGGTAGTTAGTCAGATAATTGGCTCTCTTAGAGAGCTTATAGGTAATACAGACTCAACTTCTTTTGCCGTTTCAGCGTTAGCAAATACCTTTAAATTTTTAGTAAGTTTAGGATATGGTGTTGTTGAAATATTCAATTTAGTAGGGACAACTATCGCAGGTGCAATTTCAACACCTGTTGAGGCTCTTACTCAGTTAATTCAAGGAAACTTCTCCGCTGCATGGGATGCTGTAAAAGATGGATCTTCAAATACATTTCAAAAAATAACAGAAGACTATAAAAAATATCAGGACAATATAAACCAAATATGGTCTCAAGGACAAGAGCAACAAAAAGCAAACGATGAACAAGAGATTGCTAATTTAGAACAAACACTTCAAAGAAAACAAGAAGTTACTTTATTAAAGAATCAAGAGACTGCAATTAAGAAGTCAGAGCAAGATGCAATTGCTAGACAATATGCAAAAGAATTAGATGCTGCAAACCATGCCGAAGACATGGCTCAAATTATAATGAACGAAGATGAGAAAAAGCTAGCTCTAGCTTCAGCACAACAAGAGAAACTACAAGCTGAGATTAATCACCAAAATCAATTAATCACTAATGCTACAACTCAGGCAAATAAACTTAAGGCAATAAAAGATAAAGAGGCATTTGAAGATAGACTTAGAGACGCGACAGAAAAGAAACAAGAGATTGAAAGAGAAGTAACTCAAAACAAGGCAAAAGAAGCAGCAAGACAACAAACGCTAGGCATAATTGCAGGAATGCAGAACTCTTCAAATTCAACACTCGCAGCTATTGGTAAAGCAGCAGCTTTAACTCAAATTGCAATTGATACCCCTGTCGCGATTGGAAGAGCCTTGGCTGCATTTCCTCCTCCTTTTAACTTCGCAGCAGCAGCGGCAGTGGGAGCAGCAATGGCCGTGCAAGCAGCTAAGGTCTCAGGAATTGAATTAGCAGAAGGCGGTATTGTTATGCCACGTCCTGGAGGAACGCAAGCAACCATAGGAGAGGCAGGAAGCGCTGAAGCCGTAATCCCTCTTGATAAATTTCCAAATCTTTTAAGCGGTGGCGGTGGATCAAGCATTAATATTACAGTCAACGGTGGTTTATTAGGTGATCAATCAAGTGCCTATGAATTTGCAAAAGCCATTGATCGAGAATTATTAAAACTTAGGCAGAATAATGAATCAGCAGCATTTGATTCAGGGGTGGTATAAATATGGATTTTCTTACCGCTAATTTAATAAATACAACAACTTTGATTGCTGTAAATTCAAACACTAATACTTCTTCTAATTTAATTAATCGAGATCCATTTTATCAATACTATTCAGATGGATTAAATAATGATTCAACCTATTCATCAATCACGATTACATTTAGTGCAACAACATCAGTATCAAGAATAGCTTTGCTTGATACTAATGCAAAACAATTTAGTGTTTATTATAATGGATCAACTGCAAGTACGTTTACTCTTGATTCAAATGGATCAACAACGACAAGCTCATGGACTACAAACTCTTATGAAAATATTTACATGAGGATTGCAAACACAACGTCAGTTTCATCAATTACAGTCGATATAAAAACAACTCAAACAACGAATCAAGAAAAGAGATTAGGTCTCCTTTATATTGGTGATAAGTACTACACTCTTACTCAAATTCCTTCGGCGAAAAACTATGATCCAAAAATAGAGCCTAAACAAATTGTTCATACCTTATCTGACGGAGGAACAAGAGTTCATACAGTTAGACGCAAGAAATCAGCAGCAATAAAGCTTGATTACATCAGTCAAACAATTAGAGACAATCTAGAATCAATCTATGAATTAACATCTCATTTTCAATTCTGTCCTTTTGGTACCACTACATCATGGGATGGGTTTATGTTTGAATGTGTTTGGACTGGCACATTTGATTTTTATGAATTCTCTGACGATGCTTCAGTAAGTGGTTTCTCTGGTAAAATAGTACTAAGGGAGACTCCATTTTGAGTACTTTAAATGAGTTAATTAAATCACCAAATGGACAAGTATTCAGGAGAGCATATATAAAAAGACGTGATGCTGTTACTGGTTTATTTGAAGCTGATTGGCTTGAAATTACTCCTTATATTAAAAAATTTGGAAAGATCGGACAAAAAGCTGATGATGTTAAATTAAATAAATTTACTTTTAATAACGTTAAAGTTGTATGTGATAACGAAGATGGTTACTTTAACCCTCACACAGATGATGCAAGTTTCTGGAATGGATATCTAAACCAACAAAGAACATTATTTAAAATAGAAGCTGGATATATTGATAGATCTAAAAATTCCAATGGTGTTTGGACTAACATAGAATATCCTCAAGGTGGATTCTGGGACATAAGCATTTGGGATGCGATTAATTCTATATGGGATGCATCTCAAGGTGTTAATATTTTTGTTGGTATTATTTCAGGTGATATCCCGTTAAGTGATTCTAATGAAGTAACATTTAATATAAGACCTCTTAACTCAGTTCTACAAGACTATCCTGCAAGAAACTTAACTGGTTGGACCACGGGAGGAATGACTGCAAGCCAATTCGTTACAATGGTAATGAATCAAACAGATGGTTCCTCTAATTATATTTTTCTTCCATTCTTTGGAAACACATCAACTTATTGGGAAATATCTACTACATCAATTGTTTATGGTAATTTAACATCTACATCAAATGACATTCAAACAAAAACAGTTTGGGAAGTAATAGAGAAACTAGCTGAAGTTGAGAACTTTGTTCCTTATGTTACTAGATCGGGAGTATTTAGATTTGTTTCTAGAACACCGAATACTACAACTGTTAGTTATGAATTCCATGGTGCAGGAAATTTTAGTAGTGTTTACGGACAGACAATTAAAAAGGTTTCTAGTTTTGGATCTAAAATATCAAAGTTTTATTCTAGAGTAGAGGTTAAGTTTGTAGATTCAGATACTACGACAAGTTATGTATATCAAGAAGGAAGTTTTACAGTAAGTCCAGGATCATCATCATGGGTATTAGGTGTTAGAACATTAAAGATTGAAAACTTTTATATTCCTAATACTGCAACGGCATCTACTATTGCATCAAGTTTATTTACTGAATACTCAGCTCTTAAAAATGAAATTGAGTTTACAACAAGTTTTGTTCCGCATCTTGATTTACTTGATCGAGTTTCTATTTATTATGATCCATCAGAGGTACAAGTTACAAGTTTATGGGATCAAAAAAATTGGGCAGAAGATGTTACTAGTTCATCAGATGATTTAATATTTGATTCATCAAGAGGCGATGCAATTAGATTAGATGGTGATGAATTTAAATTTTTATCTATTGAAATTGATTTAGATAATTTTGAAAATAAGTTTATAGCAAGAGAGGTTTAATATGCCATTAACTACATTTACAGCAGGGACGAGAATATTATCATCAGATGTTAATGCAAACTTTGCTCTATGCTTAACAAAAGAAGATGTAACAACAGCAGGTGCAATTCTATTTGGATCAGGAACTAGAATTGTATCAGAAGACTCAGCGAAGTTATTTTGGGATTCAACAAATTATAGATTAGGAATAGGAACAGGGTCACCTATATCTAATCTTCATATTAGTATTACGGGAGCAGCTTCTGTAATGGTAACTGGAACAACCACTGCTTCATTTTCTCTTAAAGGACAAAGTACAACTACAATTCAGTCCGAGAGATATTCAGATGATACTTCATCATCGACAATGGTTGTTAGAAAGTCTAGAGGAACGATTGCTTCTCCGACAGCTGTAACAAGTGGTGATGAAGCTGGAATATTATATTTCCAAGTATACGGAGGAACAAATAGCAGAAATATTGCATCTGTAAGAGGATATGTAGATACGTATACTAGTGATTCCAATATAAGTGGATATCTTGCCTTCTACACATCACCTAGTGGCTCCGCAACTGGAACTGAAAAGATGAGAATTGATGCTGCTGGTAATATTGGTATTGGTGCTGCTGCATCTGCTTGGGGATCGAACATAATCGCAACAGAATTAACGGCTACTACACCGTTTTTTGTCGGACAAAATACTGAAGCAGTTGTTCACGTAAGTGCCAATCTTTATTTTAATGGAACAAATTATATTTATAAAAATAATGGTTATTCTACTGATTATTTCCAATTAAATGGAACTCACACTTGGAGATATGCTGCATCTGGTGCGGCTGGTGGAACAATATCATTTTCTACAGCAATGCAAATTGATGCATCTGGTGTTGTTGGTGTTGGTTTAACTCCTACATCAAGAAATAATACCACGTTTCAAATTAAAGATGGTATTGGTTTCCCTGCGACTCAAGTATCGTCAACAGATGTAAATACTCTTGATGATTATGAAGAGGGAACATTCACTCCGACAGTTGTATCTACGACAGGAACTATAACAACCGTTGGAACAACTTCTGGTTCATATACTAAAGTTGGCAATAAAGTAACAGTATGGTTTAAAATAGCAATTACAACTAATGGTACAGGTGCAGGTTTTATTAAAATAACTAATCTACCATTTACTGTAAGTTCATCTAAAATAGGAACTGGTTCATCAAGGGAAATGATATTTAATGGACTTCCTGGTATGGTTTTTGCTGACTCATCAACGACGAATGCTTATATTATGAAATATGATGGAACTTATCCTGGACTTGATTCAACTCGTTTTGATGGAACAATTATCTATTACGTTTAATTGAGGAGGACTAAAATGTTAAAAGAAGAAGTAATAATTGAATCAATAAATATAAATGATAAAGATGTTATGGAAATTAAAAAGGCTTTTTATATTTATAAAAACGATGTCTTAGTTGCTAAATATTATGAAAGAGACTCATTAAGTGTTGACGATGATACGACAGGAAAAGATGATAAGATTATAAAAATAGCAAATGCTTTAAAAAAGGGGAAACCTAAATGATGGTTAAATTAGAATTATCAGTTGATGAAATTAATATATTATTATCAGGTCTTGAAGAATTACCTGTTAAAAGATCGATTAATTTAATTAATAAGATTATGAAAGAATCAAAAGAACAGTTAGAGATAAAAGAAGAACAGAAAATAGAAAAACCTGAATAAATACTTAAGAGGTAATTTATGCCAAGTACGGCCACTATTACAGCATTCTATTCATTTACAGCAAATACGAAAGCTAAGGCTTCTCAAGTAAATACGAACTTCTCAAATTTTCGTGGTCATATTGTTGCTATTGATCCAAATACAACAACTGCAATAAATGAAACCTATGATCTTGGATCTACTGAATATAGATGGCGTACTGGTTATTTCAGAGAGATTGATTTAAAATCAAATACTACAACAGGGCAATCTTTACAAATAGTTGGTGATACAGCTGCTGGGCAAGGTGCATTTCTATTTAAGCATGGTGGCGGCGTTAGAGCAAGAATTGGCGGCGGCAATCAGTATATTGATATCAATACTACTACGAGCCAATTTGATTTTAAATCAGGTGGTACCACTTTAACATCAATGAGTGCTGCTAAGTGGGCGAGCAATATTCCGACATCAACAGGTCAATGGGATTTTATTTTAAATGGCTCAACTCTTGGTACTGTAAAAACTGGTGGCTGGAAGAGAAGTTTAATTGAATCCTCATCAATGATAGAAGGAACTAGACACGTCTCTGCATATAATTTAACTAACTCTTCAATTCATGTTGCAACTCTATCAATTACTTCAAATGGTCAACCAATAATGATAGGAATTAATTTAGCATCAAATACAGCGTCAGCATACTGTTTATTAACTAACACAATTGGCTCTGATTCAATTGTTTATACCTATATTTATAGGGATGGAACAGCAGCTTCAAATCAAGTTTTTAAAACAATTTGGTCAGTTCCAAATAAATCAACCACAACATCATCAGATCAATATTGTATGATTAATAATTGGATAAACGTTGACACATCAGCAACAGCAGGAGCGCATACCTATTATTTATATATGCTTGGCTCAGCTTTTGGGAGAACTTATATTAATGAGCCAGTCTTTCAAGCAAGAGAAACATTATGACACTACAAGAACTAATTTATCGTTATAAATATATTTACGCACCTCAATTGAGATTAACAAAGCCAGTGGATGTTAGTCTTGAGCTGATGTCTGCTTGCGATCTTGCCTGTCGCATGTGTTATCACTCAGATAAAGCGAACCTACCTTTTAAAATAGGAAAGATGAATCTCGATCTAGCATTCATGATTATCGATCAGTGTGCAGATATGGGAGTTAACTCTATTAAAACTAACTATCGTGGGGAGTCTACTCTTCATCCTGACTTTGAGGCAATAACTAGATATGCTAAATCATACGCTAAGGGATCGACATTTATTGACCGACTTACAAATAGTAATTTTAATTTTAATTCTGGCAATGATTCTATTTTTCGAGGTCTCGCGAATCAAACAAAAGTAAAAATAAGCATTGATTCATTTAGAAAAGATATTTTAGAGGATCAAAGAAGAAATGCCAAATATGATCGCGTGATGAACAATATTGACATATTCTATAATCATTCTGAACGCATCAAATCAGAAACAAAGATTGTTATTCAGGCAGTAAGAAGTCTCTTAAATAAAGATGAGGATATATATGGGGAAGCAAAAAGAAGGTGGCCTGATGTGGATGTTTCTATTCGCGATCTTGTTGGCGGTCGTGTTGATAAAGATATATCAGATTTAGAAGCAAAGAAAAGAGATCCAAACAATAGACAAGAATGTATTCAGGCAAGCGCTAGACTTATTATTCACCATGATGGCAAAATCTCTCCATGTTGCCCTTCATTCAAAGGTGATTTAATTATCGGAGACGCAAATAAAGATATGCTTTATGATGTCTTCAACTCTGATAAGGTTAAAGAATTAAGAAAAGATCTAAAGACAAAGAAAGCTTTTGAAAAAGATCCTTGTAAAAGCTGCTCAAGTCATGAGTCATACAAAGGCTATAAACCAAATTTTAACTCATAGAGAAAAAATGAAAATAGGCATAGTAATAAATTCAAGACTTAAGTCTAGTCGTGTTCCAAATAAAGCGATTAGGTCCATTAATGGTGTTCGCGTAATAGAGCATCTATTAAATAGAATAAAAAATATCGGTCTTGATATTATTATCGCAGTTCCTCTTCAAGAATTAATGATTTATAATTATCTTTCAAATATAGATAATGTTTCTGTTTATGGTAGCATTTTTGACGAAGACCCATTGGCTCGGATGAATGAAATAGCAGAGGAGTTTAACCTAGATTATGTTATTCGGATAACTCATGATAAGATCTTTATAGATGTAGATTTATTAAACGATTGTTTAAATTATTACGTTAAAAATACTCAGAATAGAAAAGATTATATCTACTTAAAAAATGCAATTCCAGGAACTGGATTTGAAATTATATCTAAAGAATCTTTAAAAAAAGCATCTGAAAAATATAAAAATGTTGAATTTATTGGTTATGCAATAAGAGAAGTTACTAATAATATAATCCAAGTAAATGCAAAACATCGTAATTTAATAGGAACAAGACTTTTAATTGATTATATTAATGACATAAATTTCTTTGAAGTAATCTTCTCTCAACTTGGAAATAATTGTACATTGAGAGAAGTAATTAATTTTATTAATAATAATCATGAGATTGTTAAAATAAATAGATTACCTCAAATAACAGTCTACACTTGTGCACTAAATGCCGAGAGATGGATTGAAAGAGCTATACGTTCAGTTATAAATCAGAAGAATATTAATATTGAATATATTCTAATCGATGATTTTTCTACAGATAAAACACCGATGATAATGGCTGAATACGCGTCTCAATATCCATTTATAAAGTTTATACGAAATGAAAAAAATTTAGGTCTATCATCATCATGTAATGTAGCTCTTTCTGAAGCAAAAGGGGATTACATTATAAGACTTGATGCTGACGATTACCTGTTAAATAACGAAGTTCTAAATAGAATATATTTAATATCACAGTTAAATAAATTTGAAATTACTTATCCTGATTATTACAGAGTTACAAAAAATGCATCGTCTGAAATTATTAGTGGAGACAAAGAGCATCATGCTGGATGTGCTCTATTCTTAAAGTCAGCTCTTAATTATATTAAATTTACTGACGGATTAAGAGGTCATGATTCTTTAGATATATTCATAAGAGCTAAGGATATTTTAAAAATAGGTTATTTTAAAGAACCATTATTTTGTTATATACAGCGGAAAGACAGTCTGTCTAAGATCAATCTTGAAATGCGAGAAGAAATTAAGCAGGCAATTTTAAATAGAGATGCTTTATGAGAAAAGTTGAATCAGTTGACTTAATGAAACTCTATTCACAGGGATCATCAAATGGTTGGAACGATTTTCTAAATGCATGTTATAAAAGTCAAAACATAAATGCTTTAGGCAAAATGAGATATGCCGTTCAAGCAGGAATGGATGATCTAGCAAAAAAGAAATTAAATACAGATGACATAAATATATGGTTTTGTAGATTAATTAAATCAATAGAAATAACCGCAAAAAGAATAATAAAGACAAAATTTCCATTGCCTGGAGACAATCCTTTAATTGCAAAAAATAGTGAATATATAGATCAAAGAAAAATAAAACAAAAAAGAGATCAAGAGCTTGCCAAATTCATGCATGAGAGTTCTTATTAATCTAAGTGATTAATAAAGGACTATTAAAATGCTTATTGCTAATATTGGAAATCAACACTTTGGAAATTTAAAAAGAGCTAAGGAATTAATATCAGCAGCAAACGATAGCGGAGCTGATCTAATAAAATGCTATGCAATAACACCAAACTTTGAGGGACCATTAGATAGGGATTTTTACGAGATGTGTTCTTTTAGTTTTGACGAATACGTTGAGCTTATTGACTATGCTAAGGCATTAAATAATGATCTATATTATGAGATATATGGTACAATTAACGAGAGTCTTTTATTTCATCAATCTTGGAGATCTATAACTGATTATGATTTAAATAAAAAAGAGTGCTTCATGTCAGAGTTAGATAAAGAAACATCTTTGGTTTTAATAGGAAAAGATTTATTTCCTCCAATGTTTCTAAATGCCAATATTATTCACTCGATGGAAACAATTTCAGATAATCCAAATTTAGAGCGCATAGAAGTGTTAAAAAAAATCTATAATAGAAATATTGGATATTCTGATAAAACAATAGGAATTAATGCTTGTATAAAAGCCAATGATGTCCATAATTCTAATATAATTGAAAAATGTATAACTTTAGAAAAAGGGATTTTATTTAAAGGTAAGACTATTGAAGAAAATATTTATTCGGTTCTACCGGAACAATTTGAGGAACTAGCTAATAAGCTAATGGTTTTCAAAGAAGATACTGTTTTACATTAAGGATAATAAATATGAATGAATTTTCACATAAAAGATCATGGGGTCCAACACCATTTTATCCACAAGCTTTATTATATAAAAGACCGAATAAAGAATTTATTACCATTGCAGGCCCTTGTTCCTTCGAATCAGTTGAACATTGTTATAAAATGGCCTCAATTGTTTCCCTTTTAGGAGCTACTCATTTAAGGTCTGGAGTATTTAGAGCAGGTACATATCCAGGGAAAAACTTTGGTTGGATCGATAATGAATTAATAAAAGAATATCATGCAATTTCAAAATCAGTAGGATTAAAAAATATAATAGAGGTTCTTGAATATTCAGAAAAAACAATGGATTTTTTAAATGAAAACTGCGATGTTTTTCAAGTAGGAGCAAGGGCTCAACAACACTATCAATTACTTAGGACTTTAGGCCAGTATAATAAACCTATTTTCTTAAAAAGAAATACTGGTTGTACCGTTGACGAGGTCTTAGGAAGTTGTGAGCATTTATTAGTAGGTGGAGCAAAAGAAATATATATTATTGAAAGAGGATCTTCTACCTTTCACACCGATGTTCGATGGGCTCCAATGCCTCATATTATCCCATCAATAAAATCAATATGTGATATACCAGTCATAATGGATGCAAGTCATTCAACTGGTAGAAGAGATCTTGTTCCATCGATGACACTTGCTGGAGTAGCTGCTGGAGCAGATGGAGTCTTAATTGAGGTTCATGATAATCCTGAGAAAAGTTTGAGCGACGCTGATCAAGCGATTGATTTAAATACATTTAAAGATTTAATAGATAAAATAAATTCAATAAGGAGGATAGTTTGAGCTATAATGGTTTATATTATAAAGGTTCTCTTAATCATAGATTAAAATTACCTCGTTTAGTATTGAAGGCTTATCAATCATATAATAATCAAAAAACAAGATGTTCAAATAAAAAAGTTAGATCATATAGAGATTATGGGGCTAAAGGAATTATAGTTGAATATTCATGCAGAGAATTTGTAGCATGGTATTTATTTAACATAAAAAATAAATTATTTAAAGATCCTGTTGTAAGTAGAATAGATCATTCAAAAAACTATAATTTTAAAAATATTATTTTAGAAGAACGTTCTATAAATAGTAAAGAGGCTATGAATAGAACCTCAAAAAATTTTTCATATCCTGTAATAGTAAAAGAAAATATAACATTTAAAATTATTGATAGATGTAATAGTATGAAAGAAGCATCTATAAAATTTGGAAATTCATTTTCTACGGTTCAAAGACAATGCACTAATTCAATTAAAAATCCTAAAACTAAATATATATATGAATATGGAGTATAAGAAATGAGATGTATAATTTGTGATTCTAATAACTGGGAAAACATTGATATTTATAGATTTAAACCACAAGGAATGTCAATTTGTAATACTTGCTCAATGATTTCATATCCTTCTTTATGGAAGTCCGAAGAAGAAATAAAAGCATATTATAGAAAAGATTATAGATCTTGTCCTACTTCTGGAAATTTATTCACTGGGCAAAGAAAAGTTTATTTTCACAATGCTTTTTTAAGTGATTTATTTGATACATGGAAAAAGGAAAATAGGGGAGAAATAGAAGTCTGTGAAATAGGGGCGGCCTATGGACTCGCTTTATCATGGGTGAAAGATGTATATCCTCAATCCAATGTATCAGGAACAGAATTAACTATTAGTTATAGAAGAGTTGCTTATCATCAATTCGGTATTGAATTAAAAGAAGATTTTGATGATACAAAAAAATATGATTTAATAATGAGTTATAAAGTAGCAGAGCATCAGCTTGATGTTGATAAAATGCTTATGAAATATAGATCTTGTTTAAAAGAAAATGGATTAATGTATATCTCTGTACCTATGTGGTTCGGACAAATGAATTGCTTCGGAGTTAATGAATTTGATCTAGAATACTACTACGATAAAAATCACATTAACGTATGGACTAGAAAACTATTTGAATCATTATTAAAAAAAGTTGGTTTTGAAATAATTAAAGAAGATCATTTAATTTATGATTCAACCTATTTAGTGAAAGCTTGTGAACCAAAGAAATTAGATAAAAACGATTTTGAAGATATTAAAGTAATTAAGTCTAAAATGGAATTAATTAAATTGGCTTATACTGCTTATCTTGATCACAGATATAGTGATGCTATTTTGCTTTATCCAAACTATCCGCAGGCTCATATTTCAGAATACGAAATTAATAGACAGCAAGCTCATAAAAATGGATGGGAATATACTAAAGAAAATTACATTGAAAAGATGAGAAAAGATTGTGGTGAATGCGGAGAGTTTTATATTCTATCTACTGATATTTGTATGAGAAATAAGAAGTTTGAAGAAGCAATAAAGTTTGCCGAAGATGGTTTAAAAGTTAAACCAAACAATCCAGGACTTCTTTTAATGCTAATAAATATAATGAGAGAGATATCAAATCACTCAGAAGACGATAATAAAAAGATCCATTATTATAATCAGGCGCGTCAAATAGCAAGGTACTTAAAGGATGTTTCCTTACAGCACATGAGAGAATCAATAGATTTAATTTATTTATTTGAATCTAAGATTCCAATTCCACAAGAATTGTAGAATAATTAAATAGTATTTATTTTTATAGGATGTAAAAATATGCAATTTAGATTTAGAGATTTAATTGAGCTTTTATTCTTACCAATTTTAAGTGCAGGTGTTTTTGTTTTATGGGATTTAAATAAGAATGTAAATGACTTAAACGTAAGAGTTGGTGTTTTACTGGCAACAAATAGAAGTTTAGAGAAAAGAATAGATTTATTAGAGAAAAGAATAGAGAAGGCTGAGGACACTATTAAACATTAAAAGGAGAAATACAAAATGGACTTAAAAGTAATCTTAGATATTTTAAAAAAGAACGTGGATGAAAAAGGCTTAATCAAAGATTTGGCAATGGTTGTATTACTTCCACTTGTTGAGAAGTTTGCAGCTGATACAAAAAACCCTTACGACGATAAGCTCGTTGAGTGGTTTAAAGCGTTTGTTGAAAAGGAACTTGCTAAGTGAGTTTCTTAGTAGCTCTAGCAGCAAAGATTGCAGAGTGGCTTCTTGAAAAAGGCGGTAGAGCTGCATATGAGGCTTTTACCGCTTTTGTTAATAATCAAAAGGAAGTTCAAAAAGAAAAGAAAAATCTAAAAGAATATGAAGATGCATCTAAGAAAGGTGATCGTGATGAGATTCTTAAAAAAGAGCGCTCTTTACTTAATGGCGAGTAGTTTGATTGGATGTCAGAATCTACCACCTTTCCCTGCTGATTTTGTTTATGTCGTCAATCCTGACACTCACACTTGTAGTAAACATGAAATTATCAAGAAGGACCCTATCACCGTTGGCGACGGAGTTGATGTGGCTTGGAATGATTGCCCTCATGTTTTTGGTTTTAAAGATTCTGACATTGGCCCAGTAATGAATTGGGTACGTAAAGCGCAAACTATCGCTAAGCAAAAGTGTAAGGATATATAATGAAAAGACTTGTTGAGCGTGCGTACGAAATTGCTAAATGTGAAATTGGACAGAAAGAAATTCTTGGTAGCAAAGACAATCCAAGAATTATTGAATATCTAAAGTCTGTTGATTTAAACGACGAGTTGACTCTGCACGATGAAATAGCCTGGTGTAGTGCTTTTGTTACATGGTGCTTGAAAAAAGCCGGAGGCAAAGGAACTGGGGCGGCCAATGCACGAAGTTACTTACATTGGGGACTTGTAGTCTCAGAACCTCATGAAGGCGACATTGTGATTTTCAAAAGAGGAAACTCTTCATGGCAAGGCCATGTGGGGTTCTACATTTCTCAAGATGAAGAAACGGTTTTATGTTTGAGTGGAAATACTTCAAATCAAGTCAAAATTGCAAGATACCCATTAGATTCGGTTATCGGTTTTCGGACTTCGCGTGATTGAATTTAAAAAAGCATCTTTTCCATATTCTTTTATTGCTGCTTTGTTATAGGCCAAAGCAGCTTCTTCTTGTGAAGAAAATGACCCTATGCTTTTAGGTTTACCATTAATGGTAATTGCAGCAACCCATTTTTTGCAGCTCGTAGCATCCTTGTTTAAACAGACACCTTTATATTTTGATGTAGTATTTCTATTTCCATTTCTATTTATTGCTTGTTGTTTGGTTGTTGCCCATCTTACATTAGATGGATAGTAGTGACCATTCGTATTTATTCTGTCTAAACTATGTTTGTTTGATGGACAAGGTCCAACATCTTTTAAAAATGTTTCAAAAGAATCTATCCATGGTTTAAATACTTTAATTCCCCTTCCTCCATACCGATCATAGGCCCTACAATTAGGATTTAAGCATCTGTATTTCATTCCAGCCCATGATACATATTCTTTTTTTAACTTACCGCGCCTTGAATAACCATGCCTTAATGTTCTTGTTTTATCTAATTCTTTTTTTAAACATCCACATGACTTAGTGTTACCACTTTTTAAATCATTTAATTTAACTGTTGTATAATTTCCGCATTCACAAATACAATATACAGTGTTGTAGTTAGTTATATTAATTATTTTTAATCTATTAAATTTATAGTTTATCATTAAAAATGTTTTAATATGTTTTTGGTTATAGTCAATAAAATATTGAAAGGATGTTTACAATGATTAAGTTGCTAATTTTAATAATTGGTTTTGTTATTGGGTTCAAAGTATGCGCCAAAGATACAAATGCATTTCCAATCAATGACGTTGTTCAAAGCATGGGAAAGTCCGAGGCTATTCTTTACGGAAGACCTAATTTTGATTGGGCAAAGATGGCAACGATTGGAATGGGTATTTATCCAAGAGGTGATGCTTCTCCTACATGGTGGAACCCTGATAATAAAATATTTAAATCCTCTGAATATTGGACTGCAATTGCTCCGTGGTTTGTTATATGGGAAGGCGAGGACAATCTTGCAAAGAACGTGAGAGTAAATGTTTATGGATTTGAATTATACTTCTTAGATAAAAATACAAACAAATGGACTAAGCTTAGAACAACAAGTACCGATCCATCATGGGCAAATAACTTTGGTATTTCTACCATTGATTCAACCACAATGAGCGGACCTGCAAACGTTAGAAAAGAAGCCGATGGGACACTATCTTATAAATTAACAAATAGAAATCCTATTCATGGTGGATTTTCTAGATACAAAATGGATCTTAGTAATATCGATATTAAAAACATCAAAGCTATTTACGGATTCTTTAAAACAAAACTTGTTGTTGATGATCCGAAATTAGAAAATGATTTAAGTAAGGCTAAAATACTAATTGATTTTGGTGCTGACTACTATCCAAAGATGGAGACTATGGTTAAGGATTACACTCCTATGACTTACGCTCCACAAGTTGCAGGCTCTAGATTTTCTTATGTCTACCCGACTGAGAGAGTAAGCTACCTTGCAACTCTTGACACAACTCCAAATATCAATCGCTCAGCTGAGTATTTAAAAGATGGCAAAGTAAACTACATCACGGCTACAGAGTTATTAAAAAACCCTCCTCCCTATCCTGTTGTGAAAGTTCAACCAACTCCTCAACCAACTCCGACTCCCCTTCCTCAACCTACAGTGACTCCGAAGCCTACGCCAACGCCTACTCCCACGCCGACACCAACAACTACGCCAATTGAAAAGCCAACTTTATTATTTAAGTCTGACTTTGCAGATGCTGTGACTCTTAATAAACCTCGTGACTTTAACCCGAACAAAAAAGGTGGATGGCAAGACTTAAAAGGAAAAGACAATCAATCAGGATTTACCTGGTCAGGAGGAGCATTAAACTCTGATTTCATGGGAATTCAGTATATTACCTATGATGATATGACTCCTGAAAACTACGATGATTTAATCCACACCGAAATTAGACAAGCCCCTGGTCCTTGTGGATTGACAGTCCCCGAACTATTTATCTCAGTAAAAAAGAAAGCTCCTCTCGGAACAGGTGTTGCTCAAGCTCCGCTTCTTATTCGCCGTGATTATAGAAAGCCCGATGTCACAGACTTGTACGTGACTTATTGGTTTAAATTTAGATCAGACCTTGCCACTAAATTAGATGCCACTGTTTCTTCTGGTAATTGGCAAACTCTTTTCGAGTTCAAGACGGGTGGATATAAAAATACTGGAAATGGTGACTTTAGAATCCAAACAACTGTTTTAAAGAACACGGCAGGAAAACTCTACTGGATGACTAAGGCTGATACTGGTGCGAATGCTGCTCCTGAGATTCCTTTTAAAGATGTATGGATTTATAGAAATACTGACATGGAAGTTCCTACCGGAAAATGGTTTAAATTTGAAGCTTACTGGCATAGAGATGCCGATAAAACAAAGGGTAGATATTGGAACGCAATTGATGGTAAAGTGCTATTTGATATTAAAGATGTTACTCTTGGAGAGTTTAAACTACCTGTGAATAGGCTCTTTGTTGTTAACCCTTACTCGGGCGGCAATCCTCCTGTGGATGCAGAGATTACAGGTCTTGAAATATGGAACACGTTTCCTTGTGGTCAATTTAAATCTTGTGTGCAGAAGTAATGATTATTTTGCATGAAATGCCGATGCCCCCCACAGCTAATAGCAGGTTAATCCCTGTTAATGGGAGGCTCATAAAATCAAAAGAATGCAGGCTCTTTGATCAAGCATGCCAAGTGTGGATGATACGTCAAAAGTCTGCTCTTTATGATTATAGACGAACAGCGAAGGAATGGATCGATACTGGCTTTTTAATTAGAGTAGAATTTCATTTCTTCTTTCCTAAGACAAAGCTTATTACTAAAGACGGTCATCCTAAGAAGATTGATGATTCAAACAGGCTTAAGGATTCAGAAGATGCTGTAAGTGAAGTCATCGACATTGATGACAAGTTCTTTGTTGATAAACAGTTGTATAAGGTGCCATGGGACAAGGGATATGAGTGCTTTACGGCTGTTCTGACACCTTCTCAGTGGTATTCTCAAGAGACACATGAGCTTCCCTCTCCTTAAGTATATCAAGACCAATTCTTAGTGCTTTTCTAATGTGATCCGAGAAGTACTTAGATCCATAAATAGGCATCTGTCTTCTAATCTCATCAATCATAGATTTAGTTAAGTAGATGTTTTTAGCATGTGGGCGCATGTCTTTTTTGTCACTCATCTTGCAAGCACCTCATTAATAAAGCCTAAGATGATAATAGCTGTTAAAAGTGAGATACACGATAGGCTAAATATTATTTTGACGATCATTCTTCCACCTTATCATAACTAGCTTCAAAAATGTCTGGCTTGCATGAATAAAACTCTTCCTTTATTCCTCTGATAACGTAGTCTCCAATAGCAGGGTACATATATCCTTCAAGTGTGTGAATTAAAAGCGTGCCTGGATCACCCAAAAATTTGCATTTATCTCTAAAATCAGAACCCCAAGTCTCAACCATTTCGTCTAATGAAAATGGGCCTAAATATTTAATGGCCTCAATCACTAAAGGCTTCTTTCTATATTTCACTTAAACACCTCCACAATCCAATCGGTTCCATCAAGTAAATACTTTTTGTTGTGTCGTACAAACTTAATAATCTCATCTAAAACAATCAACACCAAGAAGAACAGTACAAACACTGGCAAAAATACTATGAATATAAACATGAATAGCCAATTGAAAAGTAATCTAATGAGTTTCATTCTTCATCCCATTCTTACTCTTCCTTTTAATATTATTAAATTTTTATTAACCGTGACCGTCACCGTCACCTGAACCGTAACCGTCACCTGAACCGTCACCGGAACCGGAACCGGAACCTGAACCGTCACCGGAACCGGAACCTGAACCGTCACCGGAACCGGAACCTGAACCGGAACCTGAACCGTAATCGGAACCTTCATTTATATTTTTTACATTTTCCATTCTTTTACGCTTTCAATAGATTTTTTAGCTTTTTCAGTAACGTCTAAAATTTCAATTGCTTGTAATAATTCAACCCTATCAACAGGCGTAGGAAACTTACATTCACTAGGGAAAGAGGTCCCATCTGTTGCTAATTGACTAAGAGATGCGGCTCCTTTCCAATACCATATTCTGCGAGCATTCCTTAAAACAACTTCTTGTCCATTTCTTGATTCTAGATATCCTGCAAAAACGCCAGCAGAATAAGTTCTACATATTACATATTTTAAAGAATCGATCTTCTGTTTTTTAACATACTCTTCGCCATTAATAGTTATTGTTTCCATTTTTAGTTCTCCTTTTAATATTCGTACTCTTTGGCGCATTAATGCCAACTAATACTCTCTTTTTGTTATGTTCATGATTAGTCTCAAGCAAAGTAATCGTGGCTGGCCCATCGACTTCGATAGCTTCACGCTCTTTTATTTGAATCACTAAGTTTCCTTGTTTAATGGTCATTCGATAGTACCATTCTCATCTAAAGCAGTTTCGATAAACTGTAATACTTTATGGGCTATTTCAAGATTAATTAAAAATATTGGTGCTATTGCGCCAAAATTAAGATTGTCAGTTCTTAACCAAGTTTCCACTTTCTTATAATCATTAAAAAACATATTCAGTTTACAAATTATTTTTATGTTTGTTTCGTTAAGTTCGATTTTCATTTAAATATCCTTTATTTATAAAATTCTTTATGTACTAAAACATAATCAGGCCACTTTTCCTTTGGAACATTGTAGAGGCTTTCTATATGCAATCTAACAATACTCATTTCAACTTCTCCAATGCGTTCAAAGCATTTCAATTAGTGTGTCTCTAAATTCAATGGGCGTTGTCATTAATTCTTTTTTAGATATTCTTTCGCGAGCTCCCTTTTTAATTAAATAAACTCTTTCTTCTTTTGAGTGAAATCCTTCGTCTATTCGAGTTTTATTTGGCGATAAACCCCACTTCAAATCAATAAAATGTATATCAACCCCATAAAGCCAAGTAAGTTTTTGAGCTCTGTGTCCGTAGTTTCCTTGGGCAACACAGCATGACCTTCCACCATATTTGTCTATCAATGACCATCCTCCAATTCTGAGCGGGATCGGAAGTCCATAAAAATTAAATGCATGACTTGCTTCTGGGTGCTCAAGAACACCTCCAAAAGTACGAACAGACCACAAAGCATGAGCAAAACATCCATCATCATCGCCAAGTAATTTTTGTTTATCTGTATTGTGAAGCATTGGTCCTCCTCCCCAATATCTGCCCCATCTTTCACAGGGTGGGTGAGCTATTACTTTATTTGGCCCTTTATATTTTCTTGCATCTCTTTTCTCATCCCAAAGGTCAATCCCTTTAATATTATATGGACCATCGGGCATGACATATAAAGCAGAGATCATTTCAACTTCTCCAGTGCATTTAAAGCATCAACTCGCATCCTCAATATTACTTTCATGGGATCAGGCTCACCGTCACGTCCGTTGAATGGGTCTTNNGTTTTGATTGCAAAAAGAATCTTATCATTAGCTTCTTTTTTAAAATTAATTAAATCTTTTAGCATATTATCTGTTTGTTGATTTATTCTATTTAGTATTTCTTTATTCATTTAACCATCCCCTCCAATATTTCGCGGTCGTTTAGGAAGTCTGCCATGTTGTGGTAGTGGTAAGATCGACACTCTTCAGTTTTTACTTGCCCACAGCTATCGCACTCGGGTGAAATATCTAAGTGGACATGAACAAATAACATTTGAAAAGTATCATGCACACTACCTGCAACACAGTAAATACTCTCACCTTCATTTATTTGTGCTAGTATGAGTTTTTTCATTTCAAACTCTCCAAGTATTTATTAGCAAGTTCTAAGAACTCATCAAATTGCTTATGGCTTTTGCCATTAGATAGTTGCCACGTCTTGATGTATTTAACTAGAGACTCAGTATTGTTCTTTCCAAATTGTTCAAATGTAGTACCTGATTTGAAAGCTCCGAATGTGAATTTAAGTTTATAATCTTTCCAATCACCAACATCATTTGTTTGGATTGCATGGTTAACGATTGGCTTTTCTTCTTTAGGAATTGACTCCGACTCAGGAGCGAGAAAATACATATCTTTTTTACTTTCATTCTGAGCCGGAGCCACAGTTTTAATTTCGTTTTCAGTCACTTTAACAATATGAGACTCTTCTTTTTCAAATGGTATATTTTCAATCTCTTCTGGTTGAATTACTAAAGGTACTTCAATATTTTTATTTTCTTTTAATTCAGATCCTGAATTAAGCCATTCTTTTAGTCTCAATCCTGTGTCTTCTGTAATTTTAAATATTTTATCAACAAAAATTCCAGTTCTATCTTTGCTTGTTTCAACTTCATGGTTCATTGCTACGTCAAAAACAGTAGTCAACTCATATTCAAAACCTTCTCTTTGAACAGGGGCAAGTCCAACCTTTTTAGGCGCTTGTTTACCTTTGTCGTTTTCCATTAGGATATAATCTTGCTTTGATCTCATTGTTACAATGACGTGACAATCAGCTGACACAATTTTTGAAACGAACCTCTCTTGAATTGGAGTCATTTTAGCCCAATTAGAAAATGAATTTCCACCTCTAGAATCAAGCTGTTCTTTTTTATTTAATAATCCACCCTCCCCAGCCCATGCATGAGAAATGGAATCCATTATTACAGTTTTGTAACCTTCTTTTAAAGCCTCATCCAATGCTCTAACGTACTTATCAGGATCATAGGGAGGGTTTAATTCCAACACATCAAAGTCGAATACGTCTGCATATAAAGAGGCTGATCCCTTCTCTGAATCAATGACCGCAGTTTTTTCACCAAGACCTTTAGCAATTAATAATGCTGAATAGGTTTTTCCTGATCCACTAGGTCCAGTTAATCCAAGTCTTAGCTTTGCTTTTTTTCTCTCTGCTTTTTTAAATACACTCATTTTCTACCTTCTATCTTTGGTTTAGCTTGTCCGATCTTTATTGAAGTTCCTTGAATGAGCCTACAGCCAGGTATCTCTTTCCCTTCTTTTAAGTCATGGCTTATCTGCATTTTGTTGATATCAGTTGTGACTACGATCTTTTTATAGTCCTCAGGGATTACGTTTTCGTTAAAGATATCAACCTTCGGTGGATTACGTCTTATAGAGATCGTTTTTAAGTCTCCTGATATTTGAGTTAGGTTATTGACTTGGAGCGCTGACTCAAGATTATTTTTAAGTCTTATCTCAACCTTGTTTAAACCATCAAGAATGCCCCTTAGAGCTTCGATTTGTTGGTTGTAGTATTCAACAAGGAGATCAACTCTTTCGAGTGCCATGGCCGTGATATCGACGTTAGCCTCTAATTCTTTAAGGTTATAGTCTCGGTAGCTGATTACATCTTCTAGTTCTTTGGTGATTTCTCCACCTGACTCGATTAAGCGTTTTTCAATCTCATCAGCGAAGAATCTAGAATCACTTATTATTGCTTGTAAATTGGACTTATCCATTGCGGTCGAATTCCTTTCGATTAATAGAGGTAAAATGAACTTGTAGAGTGGACTTAATATAAGACTTTAATAAAAGTAAATAGGAAATAGGTAACACTTTTGACGATTTTTGTTACTAGTTTGAAAATAAGTAACATTAAAAAAGAAAACCCATCTTTTTATGGATGGGTGCTCTCGGAGTATGACATAAATTCAAATCTACGAAGGAAACAGGTTATAGTTAAGATTAAAATAAATTGAAGATCAAGAATAATTTAATTTACAAAATATCATTAATACTTAATTATCAAAAGCACAAAAAAGAATGCCCACCTCGGTGGATGGGCAATCTAAGTAAAATAGAAAACGAAAAATAAAGTAATTTCAATTCTATCTTAGATGATCAACCAAGGTCAATTCTTTTTTTGTAAAAAATTACAATTTAAGAAAGGTTGATTTATGAATAATTCAAACTCCACAAAACGATCTCAATTTTTAGATTACAATTTAATCCGATCAGGTCGATTCAATTCAAATGAGCTGGCTCTTTTAAATGTCATCATTACTTTTAGTGATCGATGTGAAATGAGCCAAGGATATTTAGCAAAGGCAATAAACAAGTCTATACCAACGATAAGAAGAACAATAAACGGTTTAATTAAAAAGGGAATAGTGACTAGATCTTATACAGTCTTTAAAAGATGCGTAATTAGAATTGTGTCTTTAGATGTACAAAAGTCCTTGATGACAATTTCTGGCATACTAAAACAGGCTATAAAATCAGCTAAAAAACATGGAAAAAACCTAATAAAATCAAATTATCGATCACCAGTGAGCGAATTAAATCGATCACCAATGATCGAACCAACAAGAAGTAAAACAGAAGAAATAAAACATATTAAAATAGATAAAAAATTAGAGTTAAAACCAAAAGCTATAGATCTGAATAGAACAAAAGAGGAAGCTCTAGCTAGATTTAAAGCAATTTATTGCAATTAATTTAGTTTAATAACTAAACTTGTGCATAATTAGAGTTTATATTTTGTATCAAAATGATAACTACTGCTCATAATGTTTGACATACGTTCGACATTAGGTTATATTATAAATATAAGCAATTAAGCTTAAGCGGAAGGAATACCGAATATGAAAAACAATCAAATATTTTGTTGTAATTGTGGACACGAAGGTAAGGCAAAAAAGGGGACTCCAGGATCATTATTAATAGAAATCTTATTATGGTTTATGATGTTAGTTCCAGGTCTTATCTATTCAATATGGAGAATGTCATCTAAGTTTCAAAAGTGCCCTCATTGTAATAGTAAGAATATTCTACCTTCAGACTCACCGATAGCGAAACAAATTAAAAATAATATGTCTATTGCAAAATATGAGTAATAAAATGACTAATGAACAATATTTAAAATGCTTAGAATTAAATCAAAGAATCGGAAATATCTACCACGCTATTATTGCAATAGAAGATGGGACGATATCTCTAGAAAAGAAAACTAAGAAAGATACACTTAGTATTCTATATAAACAAGTGCAAGAACTAGAAGAGAAATTAGATCAATTTATTTTTAGTAAAGGATCCTAGTCTGTGGACAATGAAATGCTTGAAGATCTAACAAAAACTATTAATAAAAATATAATAAGAACTAGTAGAATATATCGTCTAGAGATGGCCTTAGAAGCTATTCGAAAAGAATGTAATGCTAATGATGGATCGAAACTAGACAAGGCCTATAACTTAGTATTTCAAGACTTGATGGCTAAATTATTAGAATTAAGAAATGAGGATCTTTAGTTATGAAGCAAACTGAAAGGATCGCTTTAAGAGTTACAATTGAGGAGAGACTTGAACTTGAAAAAAAAGCTAGAACTTTAGGGTTAACTTTGAGCGAGTATATTAGATCAATAATATTTGGGAAGAAGATTAGGATTAAGGCTGTTTAGATTTACGGTATTTTTCTATAATATCATAAGCCAATTTATTACCATATAATATTTCAGTAACTTTATTATTATCACTAGCTGAGTATGTTGATCTATGATTAAACTCTTTTAATAAATAAAATCTTGGATCATCAATGTTATATTCTGATATAAAAACAGGATTATTTTGGTTGTATGCCCAATCAAAAAATTCATCATGATTAAATGTATTACCATAACCAGCAGTTAATTTGTATGGAATATCGCAATAGATTACTGAGTTTTCTTTTATTTCTACTTTTTTATAATCAAGATTAGTTAGCTCAAGTTGCTGAAGTCGCTC